TTATTGGTATTCGAACAGTGCCATCAGTATAGTCATCTCTTCGTCTTCTGCCAACTTGCTCATTAGCAAACTTTTGTACTTCTTGTTTATATTTATTTTCATATAAAGTCAACATATCTATAGGGCCTTTTAAAAAGCCATAAGTTTCTGCTAAACAACAATATAATAGACCATTTGGAAAGTTAAGACTGATATAACTGGTGTCATTATTTTCTAATAACGCAGGAGCAGCATTAAAATGAACCCTAAATTTGTATGTTGTATCAGGCACTGGGGCAAATATCATTCTACCAGATGTAGTGTCTGACTCGCCTGTAGCTCCACCAAACATAGCATAATATTTAGGCTGACCTCTTTTAGCAGTTTCAGTTGATGAAATGTATTCTTGTAAATATGTAACATCTTTTTTTTCTAACCAAACGTTTGCACCAGTTGTTGCTGATGTTGAATCATAAACCTGTATTCCTCTTACAAATACTGCGCCTGCTGGTGCGTTTATTGATTCTTGACCTGTAACTAAATTACCAATTTGTTGTTTTCTATCTGCATCTATTGGAACATCTCTAAATATTCTATACTGTGCATTTAGAATAATATTTTCTAAAACAGCATCTGTTAAAACATTTGAATCTGTTTCAGTATAACTTTGAATTTGTGTTTTTAATCCTGATGCACTTAATCCAGCCATTATGCTAATATCTCCTGACATCTAGGACAACTTTTTCTAAAATATAAATGTCCTGGACAATGTGTTGGTTTTTCTTTGTGAATTGGAATTTCTGGTTCTGGTACATGTAACATTAATTCTTCATGTGGATCCATATCTTCTGGACATGCACATTGTTTAATACCTAATAATTTACAAATAAAATTTTTAATTTTTCTAATCATTTTATACAATCCCCCTTAACATTGGACTAACATATATATTTTCTCCACCACCTACTATATTACCTACAGCATTATAAGGCAAGGTTACAGTAAAACCTGTATTAACAGTTTTTGTAGTTGGCATAGCTCCGGTATTTTCGGTTCTAGTTGTTACAGATTGTATTTCTAACCCTGGAAAAACAAAACTAGCAATGTGCGCGGTTGCTGTTGTGCTTTCTGGTGTTGTGCCTCTAAAAGGTGCATTAGTTCCTCTTGATAGTCCTGTTAAAGTTTGTCCTCCAGATTTTCCTGTATATTTTATAACTTCTCTTTGAATAACAGGAACATAATTTGGGTTAATTGCAGCGGGTTCGGTTGCACTTTGTATAAAATAAAAACCTGTTGCAGGAAAATTAGTATTAGCATCAAATGTTCCTGTTGTTGCTGAAGCTGTTATTGCATCTGATATTGCAAATATTGGAAAAAGATTACTTCCTAAATTAAAACTTTGAGTAGCATCAGTGCTAGCTGGATTATAAAATAAAACAAAATCTCCAACTTCTAATTTGTGGTCAAGTAAACTTACTGTTAAAGTAGGACTTCCATTTGCCATTGTAAAAGGATCATTTGGTAAAAGCATTGCAACAGGTGGTTCTGTTCTTCCTGGTCTAACATTTCTTAATGCAATACCATCTCCTGAAATTGGTTTTGGTTCTAATTGTGGTTGTTTAGGTTCAAATTCTGAAACATGCACTAATGCACCATTCCATTCTCTTACCATTTCTCTATATGGAAACTGCATTCCAGATCTATCTGAAATTGCTATTGCTCTTTTTCCTGATGCATATTTTGACATTATGTTCCTGGGTAATAAGCTTTAGGTGTAATATAAGTACTAGAAGCTGATCCATCTTCTGCTAATGCTCTAGCTAGTTCATCTTCGTAATATAATTTCATTTGTTGAGCTAATTGTGGTTGATATTTTTGTGCAAGATAAAAAGCTAAACCTGCAACCATACAAGGCACAAATCTAAATGGAACGTCTGTTGCATTTGTATAGTCACCTGCATCTTGTATTCTTTTAATATAATAAAAATGCATATCTTTAGATGCATTAGTTGAATCTGGTGTTGGATAAACACTAATACTTGTATGATCAATAAATCTTTGAACCCAATATTGATTAGGTGTACCTTTTGATAATTTATTTGAAAACCCTGCATAAACAGATCTATCTACTTTTGTCATTGGACTGTCAGATTGATTTGTTGCAGTTCTATTTGATCTTAACTGTGCTTCAAGAACATCGGATATTCCATAAATTCCATTAGGATTTGATGTAGCACTTGTGCCATCAGCTGCTGCTCTAAAAAATTTATATTCTGCTTGTCCTTCTATTAAATCTAAATCAAGTTCACCTATTTCCCAATAGTGAATTCCTCTGTTACCCCATTCTTGAAATAAAATATTAAGAGATCTTCTTGCAGATTTTAATTGATAGCCTGCAACATTTTGCAATCCGATACGTTCGAAAGCATCTTCTACTATTTCATCGATAGCAAAAGTTTTATCGAACGTTGTTGTTCCAGAGGTAGTATTGGACATTTAAGCTCCTGAATCAAATACCACTCCATCATCTGGAATATATGGATCAATATAATCTTTTGTAGTTGTAGCAACTTGAAAAGAAAATAAAGAAGTTCCTGATACTGGTGATGAATTAAAATAAGATATATTTCCTACTGTTCCACCAGTTGTAATGTGCATTCCTTTAACTCTAGTTCTACCAGCAAATATTACAGCTTGTCCGCCTGTAGTTCCTGCAGCATTTCCAACTGAAGTATTTGTTCCTACAGCGCCATTAGTTGCTATTTGAGTAACTGTATTAAAAAATTTACTACCTGTTACTGTAGTAGAATCTGGTCCAGTAATTGCTTCTGATAAATCATTTCCTGCAATGTCTGTTCCAGTTACTGTAAAAGTAACTCCAGAAACATCTCCACCACAAGTTATAGTAAGTTTACACGCTTGATCTGTTTGATGAAACGCACCTGTTCCAGCTGCCGCCAATAAAGATAAATTAGCAGCTCCACCTGTAGTTTGCAATATAGCTAGTGATGCTGTTGCAGCAGCTAAACTATTTAAAAATGTTTTACTATTTACGTCTGTTGACATTTATTTCTCCTTAAATTTACGTGGGGCCGAAGCCCCACATTAAATTAATTATTACGCGATAGTCATTACCGGTGTACTTAAACACTCTGTTTTCCAAGTAGAGTTTGTTCCATCGTCAGTTATACAAGTAGTAGAAATTCT